TTGTTTATTCTAGAGAAAGAGATTACTGAAAGATTCTTTGATATCGTAGAAGTTGATGATATGGGCAAGCCTTCTGTTATTGAGCCAATGGACTTTGGTATACAATATTTTGAAGATCCTACTTCTATATATCTTGACGAAGAAATTACTGGAGTAGGTTCAAATAATGTAGCTGCTGTTGTATTTGGTATGGGTGAAGAAGTATCTGATGATATGGATGATTTAAGATCAATGGGCTTTACTATGTTAGGTGAAATGCCTGCAGGAAATTGGCAATCAGGTCTTATTAAAGAATAAATAATTTTATGGCTACTTTATACAAAAATATCACGGTAGGAGGTAAACAATACAATTTAAAATATAGAACCTCAGTAAAATTTAGCACTGTCAGAGCTCAAGTTACTTCTGCTCAATGGTGGAAAAATGGAAAAGATGCAGAAAAATGGGCATCAGCTGCCGATATAGATGATTTAAAATTTACTCATGATGAATTTGAAGTACCAAGTGGCTCCGAAGCTGGAAAAAAATATAATTGCTATAGGACTAACGGGTATGATTCAAAAAGTAGAAATAATACAAGATCAGATTTAACAACAAACTACGCAGTAAGTGCAACTTTAATATAATGAAAGAAGACGATAAAATTTTTGACAGTGGCTTATACGGTACATTTCCTAACGCTAACATAGCTCCAGTTGAAGGAGCAACACAAACTAGAGCATTACTAGATGGTCTATATTATGATTTACCCTTTTTACATACACAGTGGGGCCTTGTTTCAGCTGCAGTGGAAGCTAATGTACCATGGTGGGATCAAGCCTCTGTAGCTGCTACTTGGTATAACGGTCTCGTCGATGGAGATGCTCCTAGACCTGGAGAAGCTTCATCTAATCAGAATAAAATAAGAATGGTTTATCAATATATTGATATACCAGGAGTGTTTCAAGGACCTTTTCATATGGATCCAGGCTCCGGAGGCGTTGGTGCAGGACCACAATCGTTTGCTAAATACCCCTTCGAAGTTAACTTAACTAATGCTCTAGAAAGCTCGTTTAATATTCCGGCTCCTTTAAACGATACTTCGTTAGTTGATAGTAATGGTAGAGGAGGGTTATACTCGTTGAGCGCAGCTAATAACTCTATGTCTCTTATATCAGCTTCAAGCTTTGAAACATTTTCTGATGACCCTGTAGTAGGGTTGTTGTTTAATAACTTACCCGCAGCATCAGGAGCTCATGTTAATACACATCACCTTGAAGATCCGGAAACAGGAGGTGGAGTTGCAGGTGTTAATAAATATGCAGCAGCTACTATAAGATTTGCAGGAAACTATTTTAACGGAGCTGAAGATGGTAAACATAGAAAAATAGCTTTAGTTACTAGAAAGGGTAATACTATAACCTACACTATCAATAAGCATGAAAGTGCTCATGGACGACATACCTTTACTGCTACTGGATCAGGCGGTTCGGATTTTAAGGATTCAAAAAATAATTTAGGTAGCAATGGTGAGAGTGGTGCAGTAGGCCCTGACCTAAGACGCTTAAAAGCACTAGGCTATAGGTAAGACTAAATATATACATGGCAAGAAACACAATGCAGCAATCCATGCTGAATAAATCAAGAGCAGATAAGTTCTTGTTAGTTTTTGATGTACCTCCTATATTAAAAGAGTTTAGTAAAAAGTTTAATCAAACTAATACTTCAATAATACCAGATTCAGTACAATTTTCTATATTTGGTGCTGCGGTACCTGAGATAACTGTACCAGCAGTAGATAATAGGTACGCGGGTAATACTTTATATGTTTCTTCTCATTCTAAATCGCCTTATCCTCCTGTTTCTATAGGATTTAAAATAGATAATGAGTATAAAAACTACTGGACTATCTATTCTTGGCTGAATTTATTACATGATCAATATGAAGGACGCTATAATGTAAGAGAAATAAATGAAAATAACCCAGATTTTCAAGACTATCAGACAGATTTAACTATTTTTGGTAAAGATGAATTCAATAATAATCGTATAAAATTCACTTATACCAAAGCTTTTCCCACAACTGTTGATGCAATAAACTATAGTTATACTGATGCAGATGAAATAACTTCCGGATTTACATTTGTTTACTCACAATTACATACAGAAGTTGTCAATTTTTGAAATTATTAACCTAATTTAGGATAAATAATTTTATGGCACAGCGTACAATAAACTCCCCTGGAGTAGAAATAAGAGAATCAGATCTTTCCTTTACAACACCTGCAGCCGCCGGAACTAATGTTTACGTTACCGGTTTTGCTCAACAGGGTCCCATCGATGAAGTCCTGCTTATTACAACTAAGCAAGAATTAGTTCAAATTTTTGGACCTCCTACTACTGCATCTGAAAAATATTTTCATTATACAATTAGCGAGCTTTTAAATTCACCTGCAACAGTTTATGCTGGTAGATTGCCATATGGTACAGGTAGTGGTGATGGGTTTGGGTCTAAATATTCTGCTTTAGCTTATCCTGTTAGTTCATTTACTCAAACAGGAGTTCCAACAACCCTTCTTAATTCTAATTCTGGTGTATATGTAGTAGATGCTCCAGTACATTTTGAATTAACAGAAGCTGAATATTTAGGACTTGCAGATGGGTCAGGAATAACATGGAGTCCTCTTGGTAATTCCGGTGCAGAAAGATTAGCTGCAGTTACTGATATTGGATATGCAGGTATTGTTGTACTTAACAAAACACAACTAGCTAATAATAATCTATTTGAAGGTACATATGTAGGTTTAATAGATAATACAGAGTTAAATCCTGCTACTAATTTCGATAGTATAACTTCTGTAAAAGGAATGACTAGTCAAGGTTCACCTAGATTACTTGCTACTAATCTAACGAATTTGCCAACAAATACATTTACTTTTGATTTATCATCATCTGCTACTAACGGATCTGGGCAAAGCTTATCAAAGGTAATGGAAAATCTTACTGATTATGATTTAGATGGTAGGTCTTTTGATGATTATTTACAGTTTGGAGTATTTAAATTACGTAAATCAATTTATGCTAATGAAGCAACTAAACTTGACTTTGTTTTAACAGATATTATAACAGGGTCATTTAGCTCTACAAGAACACAACTTAACCCCCAGGGAGGAGCTGATGTTTCTGCATTTATTGAAAATGGTTCTGATAGTTCACAGAATGTAAAGGTTTTAATTAATGATTATATATCAAGTAGACTATACGGTGAAAATAATTTAAATGATGTTGGAGTACCGAAGAAGAAAATACGTACAGTAGGAGGGTCTAAGAATATTACGGTTAATAATTACGGTTTATCTGCTAACGCGTTAAATGCTTTTACTGATTCACATATTTTATCTACTTCAAATTTATTTTCAGGTTTAATCGATTCCGGGAAAAAGGAGCTACGTAGAACTCAATCGCTATTTCCTTTGGGTCAGTTTGCAGGAGGAGCTGCTCCTGTAGCATCTAAAAATCTTGGTAACATACCTAATAAAATAGAAAGATCTCTTGATAATATTAGAAATGATGAAATTTATAATATAGATATAGTAGTAGAAGCTGGCTTAGGAACTATTCATGCTATTAAAGAAAGAGCTGGTACTATTTATTATGATGATCAGTCTTATACTAGCGCAGTTAGTGGTGCAGTTAATGGATTAAGAACATCAGGTGAAGTTACGTTTCCTAACGCAATTACTTTAAGAAATGATTACACAACAATCTTTAATAAGTTTGAAAAGTTTGTTAAGCCTCCTTACGATGGTGGTGATAGAGGTGATTGTATCTTCATAGCTGATCCAATTAGACAGATTTTAATTACAGGTGAAAATACTAAGATATTATCTGATAAAAATAGAAATTTCCAAACCGATGTTTATTGGCCGATAAGGCATCAGTTTGAGAATGAAAATACTTCATATGCAGCTGTGTATGGTAACTGGATGGGTATTACAGATGCTTATTCAGGAAAGCCGTGCTGGGTTCCGTCTTCGGGCTTTGCAGCAGCTGCAATGGCTAGAAATGATGCAGTAGCATTCCCATGGTTTGCTCCAGCAGGTTTCACTAGAGGTTTAATTTCATTCGCTAATGATGCAGCGGTTAATCCTAATCAAAAACAGAGAGATGAGTTTTATAAGGCTAACATTAACCCAATAGCTCAATTCCCTGGATCAGGAATAGTAATATTCGGTCAAAAGACATTACAGAAGAAGCCAAGCGCATTCGATAGAATTAACGTTAGAAGGCTTTTCTTAGCACTTGAAAGACCTACTAAGCAGTTAGCTCGACAGTTTGTGTTTGAGCAGAACTCAGAGTTTACTAGAACTAGATTAGTTAACGCTTTAACACCACTCTTTGAAAGAGCTAAGAACAATGAAGGCTTATTTGATTACTTGATTGTTTGTGACGAAAGAAACAATACTCCAGCAGTTATCGATGCTAATGAGCTTGTGGTAGATATTTACCTTAAGCCAACGAGAACA